TATTCTTCTCCCGACTCACACTAGACGAACCGATCACACGAGAAGGAAGGGCTTTTGACATAAGAAGTTAGGATAGTTAAAACAGACGATTAGAGAAAAGCGAGGGCTTGAAAGACCCAACAAACAGAAAAGACCCAAAAGCTGAACAAACCCACTAACCAAGCAAGGAAGAAGTCCACAAATTCAACAGGCCCCTCAATCGTAGCGACTATCTTAGGAGGTCGGCCTTGAACTTGGCGTAGCGGAAGGTCGCTTCGCGCAGTTGGGATAGCTCGATGGTGCTTCGCCCATTCGCTAAAAACAGCGCGCATCGGCCTTGGCCATTTCGCCCGCTTTGACCATGTCCTTTAGGTTGCGGAAGAGGTTGGCGTGGTAGCGGAAGTTAATTTCAATCCACGAGTAAAAGGGGATGAGTGCTCGGCGTAGTTTCTGTCCAGATACGCTGATATCGCCGTAGTCGCCGAAAGTGGCCAAGCTGATTTGCGCGGCTTGGATGTAGTGGAGCGGTTCGGTTTGCGAGTGCGAGTCACTGACCGCCTCTGTGTTGACAGAGTAGATTTCGCGAAGCACTGTAGCAATCGCTCCATTGCCCTTATCGGCCCGCTTCCCAGATGTCGCGACGTCTGCAACAGCACCGACTTTGGGGGCATGGAGTTTTTCTTTTAAGAAGACCTCGTGGACATACATCCGGTTGATATTCTGGTCAGCCTTTAGAAGGACGCTAGCGACGAAGTCCTTGCCCACGATTCGCACAGGAGCGGCGACGTGATAAACTTGCCCGCCTGCTGTGGTGCCCTCCATCGGCTCTGAGTGGATGATGCGTCCCGCGAGGAACACGTCTGGGACAGCGGCAAAGGCTATCGCTTTGTTGCGGCCCATACCGTGGTTCATACTCCGAGAGACCGCTGTTTTATCGAGCGTGACAGTGCCGATGTGTGGCACAGTGATTGTGAAGTAGCCGTTATTCTCATACCACTCGGCAACGCGCTCGGGTAGGGGCGTATCGGCCTTGGCGAATTGGCTGCCGTCGAGGTCGCTGACGGGCGGAGTGTTTTCCAGAAAGTCGCGGTATTCGAGGCGGACAGTGTCCGCCTCCGTATTGGCGGGGCTCTCGTTGGAGCCCCGTCCTTCGGCAGTTGCCGCCTGAGTCTCTTGCTCGGCCCGACCGATTAAGTCTCGGTGAACCTGCGTGACTTTGAGTGCCTCAATGTCTTTCCAATACGCGCCTCCATACACGGGGCGAGCCCCGCCGCGCAGCCGTTTCATATCGGCCTTGAACTTGGCGTAGCGGAAGGTCGCTTCGCGCAGTTGAGATAGCTCGATGGTGCTGCGACCGTTGGCGAGGAAGAGCGTGCTTGCCGCTTTGGCAATGTCGCGGAGTCGCTCGGGGCGGGCCTTGAGTGCGGCGAATTGTTTGAGCTGCGGCAGGTCGCCCGCTTCGCGGATGGTGACCGATTGCATGACGCCCAGTGCTTTTGCGATTCGCGCTTCCACAGTTGGCGGGTGGTCTGGGTTTTCGGCGAACAAGTCCATGACTTCGCGCAGCGAGCTTGGCAGGTATCCAAACACAGCGGGGTCTGCGCTGAAGAGTTTTTCTAGGTCGCTGGTGGTGTTGTTATATTCGTAGCGGATGTAGTTCCACGGGCTAAAGAGGATGTGTTTTTTCCAGAGGTTTTGCGCGGCTTCCAGCGAGCGCACGACCCCGCTGCCTAGGTCGGAGCCTTCGTAGCGGCTTTCGCGGTCTATCATCGCCTCTAGGGCTTGGGCGACCTTTTCGGGGATTATCCACGTTTCTTTCGCATTGGGCACAAGGGCTTCGCGGATGTCGGTAGGCAGGAGCTGGACTTGGGTGATGCCCGCCTTCTTTAGCTCGGTTTGCAGGTCGCCGTCGCCTAGGGCGACGCCGAGCCGCTTGGCGATTTTCTCCTTACTGACGACGGCCTCGCTGTGCAGGTGGAGTCGGTCGTCCGGCTCCCATGCGACATAGCCGCTGTGTTTGTATTCCTCTTTAAATACGTCGCCCCAAGTGACGCGTTCGCCGCGTTCTTCGGACAGCTCCTTGGCGCGTTCGCGTAACTCGGGCAGCTTGTCGAATTGGTTTTTGATTAGGTCGCGCACGAGGTCTGCGCGGGAGTTGTGCGCGTAGACTGCCGAGAGGTGCAGGCTCATGGCCTTGGCGTAGTCGGTCTCGATTGGCGCGGGGGAGCCTTTGGGCTCGATTAGGTATTTCCTTATTTCCGCAGCGGTATCGAGCCGCACGCGGGCGAGCTTGGCCGGATGCTTGTCGTTTATGATGTGGTGCGGAAAGTAATATGGGTTAGTGGGAACGGCCTTTAGCTCTGGGAATCGGCGTTCGAGTTCGGCCCATGTTTCGGCGACCAGTTCGAGGTGCGATTGATAGGCGCGGTTGATTGCGGCCGCGTTGGGGTGAGCCGTCGCAAGTGCTTGGAGCCGGGCGGCCTCGGCCTTGGCCTGTTCGAGGGTAATGCCGTCTGGCAGGGCGAGCGGTTGGCCGTCCTTATCCTTAAGGTTTTCGGCACGCCACACGTAGTCTTCGGCCAGCACCAGTTTGTTAAAGAGGTGGTAGGGTTGCGCCTCAATCTGCGTGTTGAGCTGCACCACTTGGGCATGCAGCCGCGCGAGTTCGCGGGCAGTGCCCGCAGCCATTGTTTGCGAGGCGTCGTTGCCGCCTCGTCCTTCGGCAAGGCTACGCTCCAGTTTGCGGATGCGTTGCTGAATGAGGCCGAGCTTGCGGTAGAGGTCGGCCTCTTGTTTGCCCATGCCCAAATCCAAGAGCGGCTTTACGATGCGGCCTAGGATTTCTTGGACGCGGGCTTGGTTCTGCGGAGTGGCGCGTTTGATCGCTTTGTAGAACTGGCGTAGCGGTGCGTAGTTTGGGTCGCGTGGCGACACCTCGGGCACGAAGTTGCGGAAGCCTTTGATGAAATCGGTAAGCCACTGCCACACGGTTTGCCCCGGCTTCGGAGGGATGTTCGTGTGGCCCAAAAGCGGCGGCACGACCGAGTGGTCGCGGCCTTCGTTCAGGTCAGTGACCTGTGCCTTATTGGGCGCACGGTCGTTGCCCGTGCGTCCTTCGGCATGCGCATCGGCTGACTTGACAGCGGGGGGCGCATCGATGACGGTAGGGGATAATATCCCGCCGTCGCTCTGGGCGTAGGACGGCACGGTAGCAGTAATGCTACTTAAATCCCTCGCGGCGGGGTATTTCCTCATTGAGGTCGAAGCCAGTTCCCCACGTCCGGTTCGCACCTCTTCGATATAGAGGATACTCCCGTCGGGCATGCGCTTGATGTAGATTATCGCGTCCTTATGCTGGTCGGTTTTTTCGCCTAGGATGATCCGGTCGGGTGAGGCGACCACCTGCGGGAGGCTCTTGAAGTCGGCTTCGGTAATAGCGATTTGGCCGATTTTCGTTTCGGTCTTCGGGTTACTGTGCCGCTTGGTAATGTGGCGCACAGCGGAGCCGTCGAGGACGTGCCGGTAATCCGAAACATCAATGCCCAACTCACTCTTGACCGCTTCGGCCACCCAATCGGCAACTGGCCCTAGGTCGGCCTTTTGCGGGGCATGGCGGGCGGGCTGTTTAGCCGCATCGATGACGCTCTGGATTTGCCGCATCATGTCAGTGTCACTACTGTCCGTGCTTTGCGCGACAGTATTCCCTCCTTCGGGATACTCTCTTGCGATTGTTCGTCTAATCGCCTCGGCGTGTTTTTCGGCGAAGGTGTTGCCGCGCTCGGCGTGTTTCTCGGCCTCCTTGAGGTCTTTTTCTAGGATGCGTTTGCGTGTGGCTTTCGGGTCTACGACTTGGCCGTCGGCGAGCTCGGGGTAAAGTTTGCGCCAACCGGAAAACTCGGCGTCGATAAACATCCGCTTCTCGTTGCGCTCGCCCAATAGTTTGCGGTGAGCGTCTTTTTGTTGGCGCGTAGTCGCATCCTTTAACTCGTCGATTCGCGCGTTAAGCTCTTCGAGTTCGTGCAGATTCCGCGCGAGGCGTTGTTCGTAGGAGAGCCGCTTCGGCCCGTCGTCATCCGCCTTTCTGGCGAAGTCGGCGCGGACTTGGTCGCCCTTGACTTCTTTGGGCCGCTCGACCACGGTGGGTGCATTCCCGCTATCGTCTTGGACGTGGGGATTCAGGGTTGAGAGGATACTTTCAGCACGAATCGTAGCGGGATATTTTCTTGCGGAGACAGCGGCTAATTCCCCTCTGCCGCTACGGATTTCCTCAAGGTAGAGCGTGGAGCCATCCGGCATGTGCTTGAGGTAAACAATCTGGTCTTTGTGCAGATTATTCTGCGTGCCGAAGATGACCTTGTCCGCTGTTTCGAGTAGCTGCGGCAGTGCGAGTAAGTCGGCATCCGTAAGCGCAATATTACCCCGTCTGGCCTCGGCCCTCGCATTATAGTGGTTTGTAATGATGTGCCTTACTGCGGAGCCATCGAGCGTGTGCTTATAGCCGCGTATATCGAAGCCCTGCTGTGCGGCGGCCTCGACTACCCAATCGGCCACCGGCCCTAGGTCTGCCTTTTGTGGCGCGTGGCCACTGGGTTGTTTGGCTGCGTCGATGACGCGCTGGATTTGCTCGCGTGTTTTGGCGGCCTTCCGCGCGTAGTAAATCTGTATATCGTTATTAAGTCGCGCTTCGTCCCAGATTACATAGTTGTGCGAGCCCTCGCCCGCAGCGCGCGAGTTGCCATCCAAGTAACGCAGTCCAGGCACCCCGTGTTTGAGTAAAAGCTCACTCGCAATCGCCTTCTTATAGCGGGCCTGCTCGACCTGCACCTCATAGCCAAGCTGTTCCTTTCTGCGCCTAAGAGCCTCGCTCCTCTTATACGCTTCTGACACTGCCGCCCTAGCGCGCACCACTTCTGGGCCTGGGGCATCCCTTAACCTATCGCGTATCTGCACTGTCAATCTAGGCCTTTGGTCACGCAGTGCCTTCATCCGGCTCTGCGCTTCATTAAAGCTTAGCCTTAGCTCCTCTAATCGAGCGATGGCGGCCTGTTCGACCTGCTTTTGCTCCGGCGTCCAGTAGGCCGCATTTCTAAAGTTTTTCTCGTTCTTAGCCAGTATGGCATCAAGCACCTCTTCTTGCGCGCCATGCTCATCCCAGAGCCGCCGCACTTGTGCCTCGGCCTGCTTTATCGAAGCATCTAGCTGTGGCAGCCCCATCTCTATTTCCATCGCCGCTTGCGCCTTCTGCTTCGCCGCTTCGAGAACCTCGCGCAACGCGGCTAATGGCTTTTCGGACTCGGCATAGTCGGCCTTCGCCTCCTCATACGCCCCTGTCGAAGGCGGGGGATTTTTCTCCAGAGCCAGCTCCCTGAGCCCCTCATACAAATCGCGCCCACGCGGGCTCTGAAGCTTGGCAAGATCGCCCCCAAGCTCCCTGTATATCGCCCTCAACGCCTCCTGCACCTGCGCCGGTTGTTCGGAGAGTGGCTTATCCCAGTCGAGCAACTCATGCGCCTCGGGGATGTCCGCACTGTAGAGCTGGCCCATCTCCTCGCGCTTGAGCTTATCGACCTCGGCCAGTAGCTCAGGCGAAGCCGCAGTCCTATCGAACTGCTTTCCGAGCACATGATTAATGACACGAGCAGGGCTTCCCTCGCGACCCGCCCACTTCTCCTTAACCAGAGCACGCAAGAAAGGCCGGTATTTCTCGGGAATATTCTCCCCCTTTAGCTCCGCGACAAAGTCCCGCCGTCCAGTCTCACGCGAGAGGTTGGCAAAAATCTCGTCCACCGAGCGCACCGCCAGCCTCCTACGATAGTCCTCGGAAACTTTCTTATTCCCCGCGAAGTAGATGCCCCAGCCGTAGGCTTGGGCTCCCTCGCCACTGCCAATCTTGTTGAGCTTAAAACCCTCCTTCTCAATCCCACGATGCGGGCTCCCATGCCATGCCTTGGCCGCGAGAACAGTGTCCTCTGCCAATGTTCCGCTGCGGCCTTCGGCAACCTCTGCATATCGCGCGTCGGTGAGGAAGCTCCTAAAGTCGATATTGTAGCGTTTGGTGCGGGTGAAGGCGCGGGCCAGTAGGTCTATGGCATCGGCGAGGAATTGGCGGAACTCCGCGTAGATTTGGGCGAGCAGCCCACGGTCGCCTGCGATTGACCACTTCTCGCGTTGGCTCGCCCACTGGTTGTTTTCGTAGGCTAGCCGCTCGGCCCAGTATTCGGCCCAGTCGGTTGCGACACCCTCGCGCAGCTCGACCTTGTCCTTACGCATTTGCGCGAGCCAGCCGTCGGTCGCGTTTATATCGCGCTGCCATTCGCGCACGAGGAATTCCTTGCGGTCGCGCTCTAAGGTATTGAGCCATGCGTGGCTCGCCTCGTGGAGCACGTCGCGGCGCAGCCGCTCGTCCATCAGCCCATTCTTATCGGCACGTAGGTTTTGTTGCAGGAACCACAGGATGCGCGTTTTCGCGCCCACGATATGCGCGGCCTGTTCGCTCCCATCGAGCTGCTCGGGCCGGATGCCGACACTAAACAGCGAATCATAATCGCCGACTAGGGCATGATAGCGCATCATCAGCGCGGGCGCGATTCGCTCAATACGCGCTTTAAAATCTTCCGCAACCAACTCCACCTGTTCGGCCTTGTCGCGTAGCGTTTTCGCATCGTGTTCGAGCTGCTTTTTGCGCGCGTAGTAAGTCTGGATGTCTTTATTAAGCCGCGACTCGTCCCAGATGACGTAGTTGTGCGAACCCTCGCCCGCAGCGCGCGAGTTGCCGGCGAGGTAGCGTAGGCCGGGGATTCCGTGTTTGAGCAGCAGTTCACTACCCGCGCGCTCAGAATTACGCACTCCCTCGCCGTCTGGATTTTTGTAGTTCTCCAGTTCTGTTGCGATGTCTGCGATCCCTCCATAGATATTCTGCCCTGTTGTTTCTTTAGAAAAACTATCCCTCATCCACGACATTTCGGGCGGCAAGGAATCGAGAATGTTGCCCAAGGCCTCCTGCACCTTCAGCGGTTGCTCGCTAAAAGGCTTATCCCAGTCGAGCAGTTCATGTGCTTCGGGAATGTCCGCACTGTAGAGCTGACCGCGCTCTTTGCCAGTAAGCTCGTTAAACACCGCCTCAAACGCTCGCCCTGTTTTAAGCGTCTTATTCCTCAAGTAATTGTCTAAGTAACCCTTGTCATCTAGCTCGCGCCACTTGCTCCCAAGTTGGACGATCTGGTGCTCTAGCCTATTGGCCAGATTCTCGCGGCGACCACTCTCCAGAGGATACTCTTTTAGATGACCAAAGACTATCCTTTCGCTCTCAGAGCCATTATTCGCCAGCCACTCTATACGTTCAGGGGTAACTCCTTCGCCCTTGTATTTAACCTCTCCACGCTCACCGCCCAGCTTTTGCCGATAGTGCTCCGACACCTCTCTCTCTCCCGCGAAGTAGATGCCCCAGCCGTAGGCTTGGGCTCCCTCGCCAGTGCCAATCTTGTTGAGCTTAAAGCCTTCCTGCTCGATTCCCCGATGCGGGCTCCCATGCCAAGCGCGAGCGAAGTCTGCACTGCCTTGGGCACGAGCTGCGTTGCGCCGTTCGGCTATCCATACATTGAGCTTCGGCAGTTTATTCAGCTCCTCGGCGGTTAATACATGCGTGGCTAAATCATTTATACGTCCGCGCCCGATTGTATCGCCGATGAAGTTCTTACCGTGTAAGTCGCCCAGCAGCACGTCTTGGCCCGCGATATACGAATAATACAAGGGGCTGCGCATATCGATACGCGGCAAGATGTCGGCGGGAATCTCTTGCAAATGCGCCTTGGCCAGAACCTGTGCACGCTCGTATTGCGCCTCATCATTGCCGCGCGGCTGCTTGACCACGATTTCACCGTCTTGGGTGAAGCCGACTATTTCCGTAGGCGTGCCGCCTAGCTCATTGATTGCCCAAGTCTTCTCTATGATGTCGGGCAATTGGCCGGTATCCAACCCCGCCATGCCGTCGCCGTCGATTGCGACACGCATACCGATACTGCGGTCGCTGGAAGTTCCCTCGGAGTAGACTTTATAGACTACTCCCTGCTCGACGTCCTCATAGACATATGCCTCGACGCCTCTCCCAATCTGCGGAAGTCGCCTCCCAGTCTGGATATTTACGAGACCTCCGCTGGGATCTCGAACGAGGGGAAGTATCTTTTGATATTCGCGAAGTTGCCCCGCACCCACTTCTCCCGCTCCTCCGGCGTCTGACTCAGTAAGATGTAGTCGTGCCGCTCGTCCGCGAGCAGCGATCCGTATGGCCTGCGCAGCAGTGACTCGGCTTCCTGTAATGAAAGACCCGTGCGCTGTAAATGGGTCGGGTGAATCGGGCGCGGAGTTGTCGTGCGGTAGTCTATCATGGCTGGCAGCGGGTTGGTCGGTAGCCGTAGTTTCTTTACGGGCGAAGTCAACGACCGGCTGCGGCAAGATGCGCTCGCCCGCGAGGGCACGTTTGGTGAATTCGATAACATCGTCGGGCGTTTGGATTTGGTTAAACCCTTCGCCGCGCAGTCGCTCCGCCGTGCGGTCGAGTGAGCCCTGTTTACTGTCAAAGAGCTGCTGCCTCGTGCCGAAGTTCACCCCCTCCTTGCGCAACCCGTCCAGTTCGCCTTGTAGTCCCCGCCCGCTGTCATCGGTAGTGGGCAGCTTGATACGCCGCAGCACCGTTAACAAATCATCCTCATCGGTGATTGCCGTTAGCCCCTCGCGTTCGCGCCGCTGCCACTCGCGCGAGACTGCATTAAGCTGCGCTTGCACTTCGGGCCCCGCGCCGTCGGCCACTGCCTCGCCAAGCGAAAGCCCTAGCTCCGCCAAGTCATCGTCAGACAGGTTTTCCAGCTTCTGCTTATCGTCCTGTTTAATCGCCCTCTTCTCCTCGCGGATGCGTGCCTTGCGTTCGGCGGCCTCGCGCTCGGCTTGGGCCTTGGCCAACTCCACGCGCGCTGCGGCCGCAGCGTCTTCCTCCTTCTGCAACCGGTCATGGATGGGCTTTAAGTCGTGGATGAGGGCGAGGGCTTCGTTGGTTTGTGCGAGCGGCAAGTCGATAGACTTGTCATCCACGTAGTGGCGCAGCGTGGTGACGATTGCGTTTATATCTACGTAAGAAGGGGCGTAGTCATTGCTCGGGTCTATTTGCGTATCGCGAGCGTCGGCGAGTAGCTCGCGAGCACGGGATAGGTAGTTATCGAAATCCTCGCGGCGTTGCTTGGCGGCCTCCACGCGCTCGGCCCTTGCCTTTTCTTCCGCCTGTATCGCTTCTCGCTGCGCGTCGCTTTGAACACGCGCAGAGGCTAACACTTCAGCGAGGGTCGCAGACCGGGCCCCCGCGCCATCGGTAGCCCTTTACGTGTCCCGTAGCTCCTCAGTTCAACACCTCCCAATAATTGATGATACTAAGAGGTAGGCATCTCCCCCTTATCCTCGCCTACGGTGGGTGGGGTTCGAACCCACGACCGACGGTTTAGAAAACCTCTATAATTTTCCTTTATATCAAGTACTTATAAAATCGTGTAGCAGATTTATAGCACTTTTGCCCATTGGGGGACTGCCCGAGCGCTCCACTTTGGAGCGTAGCCCTGTTTCAATGGGGGGGACTCGCTCCAATTATGATCCCAAGCAGGGGGGGGAGGGCCTTGTTTGGGGTATCGGAGCGGTCTCGATGTGGGGGGAGGCAGCCCTGGAGGGGGGCCGCGCACGCAGTGCCCAAGGGCGGTGCACGCGGCGCGAAGCTAGCCGTGGGGCGGCGATTATGCGGCGCGTCGCTGCGGCCATGAGCGGGGCAATCCGCCGCGCGCGAGCGTTTGGCGGGGGGGGGGGAGTGGGCGTCTGTGCGGGCGGGGGAAAGGGGGGCACTTGCCATGCGTGAGTTTGGCCAAATCCCTTCCTCGCTTTGGTTGCGCGAGGATTTGTCGTTCCACGCCAAGGCACTTTATGCTTACTTGCTTAGTAGCCCGCATGCGAATTTCTTGGGCTGTTTTTTGTGCAGGGAGGGCTACGTAGTTGCTGATACGGGCATGGGCAAAGCGGCGGTGCGCCGGGCCTTCGAGCAACTGGAGCAAGCGGGGATGGCCCGGCGCTTTGGGCAGGTGGTTTACTTGCCCGGCCAAGTGGCGGGGGCGGTGCCGCGCAATGAGTCGGTGGTCGGCGCGCGGGTGCAGTGCTGGCGCGAGCTGCCGGAGGGCGCGGCCAGAGCGCGGGTCGCGCGCGATATGCTGGGGTGTTACGATAAGTTGAGCGAGAGGCAGCGCGAGGAGCTTAGTGACTATTGTAACTCATTTACTGCCAATGGCTCGTCTGATACTGCCGCGAGTGTCGCCACTGAGTCGGCCCCCCGTGCCCCCATTAATGCGGACATTAAACCCGACATCAATGCGGACATCAATGCGGACATTAATGCGGACATTAATTCGACAGATAGTAGAGAGAAGAGAGTAAGGAATACCCCCCATAGCCCCCCACCGGCTGCGGCGGCGCAGCCGCCTACGCCTCTCGGGGGGCGGCGTGTGCCTTTTTCGGCTCCTGTTTTTCCCGAACCGGCCAAGGCTCCTGCCGAAGCCCCGCTGGAGTTGGTCACGGCGATTTTGGTGGTCACGGGCAATGATCCGGCAAAGGCGACGGGCCCCTTGTTGCGCGCGGCGAAAAAGTCGGTCGCCGCCGTGCTGGCGGTCGATCCGGACTTGTCGGCGGAGTCGCTGGCCGCCGCGAGCGAGGCGTATCGGCGAAAATATCGCGACTGCGTGATTAGCCCTCGGGCCTTGGCGCGGAATTGGTCAAACGTAGTGGGCACTGCGCCGCCGGGGCTTGGAGTGGCGCGGCCCCCTGCCGAAAAGCTCGACCCGTATTGCCCGCCGCCGCCCGGCTGGCGCGAGGTCTTAGCGCGGTTGCATAATATTGATTTACAAGCCCTTGAGGCCCGCGACTGGGCTGACCTGGGCACTGACTTGCGAAAGGGGGTCTTGGCCGAGCTTTCGCGCTGCGCGGCCCCCCGAGAGGAGGTGTGTGATGGTCGCTGAGCGGGGCTATGCGGGCGCGTTTTTGGCCGAGCTGCCGAACAGCCAAGGGGCCGAGCAGCACGTCCTAGCGTGTTGCTTAATCGACGGGGGTAGTGCTGAGACGATTTCCTTGTGCGTGTCGCGCGGGCTTAGCCCTGCCGCGTTTTACGCCGCCGCTTACCGGCTGCTCTACGAGCGCATGGTCGAGCTCTACGAGAGCAGAGGCCAAGTCGATATAGCCGTGCTGGCCGAGGAGCTGCAAAAGCGCGGCGAGCTGGAGCGCATTGGCGGGGCGGAGGCCCTCTCTGTCATTGCCTTATCCATCCCCACTACGGCGCAGGCGGCCTACTTCGTCGAGCGCGTGGCGGAGCTGCACCTGTTGCGCGAGCTGGTGCGCGTGGCCGACTCGACCCGCCAAGCCTGCCTGTCCTATGCCGAAGGCTCGGTCGCTGAGCTGGTGGACAAGGTCGAGCACGACCTATTTGAGGTCTCGCAGCAGCGCATCCGTGGGGCTGCGCCCACCTCGTTTAAGGCGCATGTCGAGGGGAGTATGGAGGTCTTTGCGCAGATGCAAAGCCGCAAGTTCTCGGTGACGGGCGTACGCAGCGGCTTTCGCGATCTGGATGCGATGACCTACGGTTTTCAGCCGGGCGAGATGGTCGTCCTAGCCGCTCGCCCATCGATGGGCAAAACCGCGCTCGCGCTCAACTTTGCTGAGGCCGCCGCGCTCCCCCCCGCCCGCGACGACCTGCACCCTGTGCCGACCCTGATTTTCTCGCTTGAGATGAGTGCCCAGCAGCTCGCCCAGCGCATGCTCTGCGCCCGCGCGCGGGTAAACATGCACCACCTGCGCGAGGGCTTTATTGGGCGCGAGAGCGCGGGGCAACTGGCTCTCCAAAGTGCCGCCGAGGAGCTCAAGAGAGCCCCCCTATTTATCGACGATAGTAGCCAGCTCTCGGTTATGGAGCTGCGGGCCAAGGCGCGCCGCGTGCACCAGAAGAGCCCCCTAGGCCTCATTATTGTCGACTACCTGCAACTGATGAGTCCCAGCGACTCGCGTGCCCCCCGCGAGCAACAAGTCGCCGAGTGCAGCCGTGGGCTCAAGGCCCTAGCTAAGGAGTTAAACGTGCCCGTCATCGTGCTCTCGCAGCTCAACCGCGCTGCCGAGCGCGATGGCCGCCCCGCGCGCCTCTCCGACCTACGCGAGAGTGGCGCCATCGAGCAAGACGCCGACCTAGTGCTCCTCCTTGGCCGCCCCCCTGAAGAGCAAAAAGGGGGGCATGGTGGCGAAGGCTCGGCGGCTCGCGCCGGGCTGCGCACTTCGCTCGCCGAGCTCACGATTGCCAAGCACCGCAACGGCCCCGTCGGCGAGCTCAAACTGACCTTCCTCAAAGAACTCACCCGCTTCGAGAACTACCATGCCTAAAAATCGTATAGCACATAGTATAGCCAAACCCCGAAAAAACCCACCCCCAACAACAACCCGATAATAACAAATCCCATGACAACAACAGTACCCCCTTTCTTCCTAATGACAGAAGAAGAAGAGAAAGAATGCCGCCTGTTAAGGGCTGTAAATGAAGCAAGGTGCATGCGGGAAGGCTATGGCGTAAGCACTGCTCGAAACCAACCTATTGAGGTAGCCGCCCCGTTTGAATACGCCAGCGGCGAGGCAGTGAGTATTTATATAGACTACGCACCTGAAGGCCAAGGCCTAGTTCAGATTCATGACAAAGGCCGCCTTTCTGAGTTTGTTTTCGGCATTTATAAACCCATTTTAATGAGCCGCTGGGCTGAGTTATTATCCCTTGTAGATAAGGAAGCCTCTGCCTTTGGGGCTAAGGTGTATTGCCGCAAAGGACTTGTTTTACTCAGCTCTATTGAAGGCCTAAAGCGAAACTTTGATAGGTATATTAGCCTAGCTCTGCGCTTAGACGGAGTCGTAGCCGCCTTTTTTGGGCTTAAGGAACACGGCGAAGGAGGTGTGAAATGAGTGCCGCGCTCCTCTCCTACTGTGCCCTGTTTAAGGCGCGCAGCTCGGCCATTATGGCATCGAAGCGCGCGTCAAGCTTCTCGTCCAGCCTATCCATCCGTGCATCAAGCTTGTCTTGGCGGACGAGCAATGCGTCGAAACGCGCGTCAATCTTAGCGTCGAGCTTGTCGATGCGAGCGGTGTTTGCGGCGATGGCACTGTCCAGCCGTGCGATGTTGGAAGTCATGGCACTGTCCAGCCGTGCGATGTTGGAAGTCATGGCACTGTCCAGCCGTGCGAACATGGCCAAGCCGAGCCCTGCTAGTGCCAGCCCCGCACCCAGTATCCAAAGAATCATCCGATTCTCGGCCCCCTTCACATCGGCCTTGGTGGCCAGTTGTGGGGTGAGCGACTCCCTGTGTGCTTCGAGCACCGCCACGCGCTCCTCAAGCGGCGCAGTGCGCGCCTCTACGCGTGGACTGCGCGGGGTGAGGGGGAGCGTAGGGGTATTCGCTACTTGGGCCATGATGCGCCGACACTACGCCCCTGCTCTTCCCCTGCAAGCGCGTTATCTCGCCTGTGCCGCGCTGCCGAAAGGAGGTGCCAAATGACTGCGCCAGCCGAAGCGGCAAAAGTGCCCCCGCCCCAGCTCTCTGAATCCATACTCCAAGAGCTGGTAAGCGATTATTATTTAGCCCAAATCGCGCAGACCCGCATTGATTATATTGATGAGCATAAGGCAGCATTTGTTACCCTCCCCTTTTGCTATGAAGACGGCTCACGTATAGAAATCGACGTCAGTGAGGGCGTCGGTGGGGGCGTCCTACGCCTCTGCGACCTAGATGCGGTAAATGCCTCTTTAGGCTGCCTCTACGACCTATATCCCGCCGAGCATGTGGACTGCCTAAAGTGTCGTATACAAGCCCTGTGCGAGCCCGAAGGAGTCGTATTAGATAGCGTTGAAGGCCTCGTATTATACACTCGCCCCGGGCAGTATGTAGACGCCCTGCACCGCTTTATAACGACCCTCGTGCGAGTCGATGCGCTGTTTCGCGGGTTTAAAAGCGAGCGCACTCCAAGCGCAAAAGGAGCTGCCAAATGACGCCCCTGCTCCTGCTCTTGGGCTACGCCTGTGCCTACTGCGGCCTGTTTAATGTGCGCAGCTCGGCCATTATGGCGTCGAGCTTCGCGTCGAGCCTATCGATCCTCGCATTCGTGGCGCGGTTATCGGCCATTAGCGCATCGAAGCGAGCGTCTATCTTAGCGTCGAGCTTGTCGATGCGAGCGGTGTTTGCCGTAATTGCGGCGTCCAGCCGTGCGATATTTGCAGTCATGGCACTGTCCAGCCGTGCGAACATGGCGAAGGAAAGCCCTGCCAGTGCCAGCCCTGCGCCCAGAATCCACAGAATCATCCGATTCTCTGCGCCCTTTACGTCAGCGCGCTCGGCAATAAACTGCGAGCGCGTTTCCAGCACCGCCACGCGCTCCTCTAGCGGCACTTGGCGAGGGCTCACCCGCTCAGGGCTTGCGTGGCCGAAAGCGGGCAGGGGGGCACTTGCGGTCTTGGCCATGATGCTCAGAAACTACGCACGGCAAGCCCCCCCGCAAGCCCTATCGCTGCGCCCCTGTGCCCCCGCCGCGCCGAAAGGAGGCCCCCGTGGCGACGCATAGGCCCCCCTCGCTCTTTGGGGGCTCGCGCCGCGAGCCCGTCAAAAGCCCGCGCGCGCGCGACGCCGAGGGTAAGCCCCTGCCCCCGCTTGAGAGCCGCCGCGAGTCGGCCAGTAAGCGCGGCTACGGCCACCGCTGGGCAAAGACGCGCCAGCGCGTCCTCGCGCAAAACCCACTGTGCGCCTCGTGCCAAAAAAAAGGCCTGCTTATCCCCGCGACCCTCGTCGACCACATCGAACCCGTGCACGGCCCCACTGACCCGAAATTCTATTGCCTCTCAAACCTCCAGCCCCTGTGCCGCGCCTGCCATGCGCAGAAGACTTGGGGCGACACTCGGGCGGGCAAAAACCGGCAGGCAGTGCCTGCTTCCAATCTCGCGAGCCGCTCGCTGGCGGCTCGTCCTACGGCACTCGCGGCGGCCAAAGCCGCAGCCCCTACTCCCCCCGCCATTAACCTCTACTATGCCTAACCGCGACTACTGCGCCGCCGCCCTGCCCTGTGTGCGCAACTCGGCCATCAACGCGTCGAAGCGCGCGTCCAGCTTCGCATCCAGCTTATCCTGCCGCGCGAGGAGTGCGTCAAACCGCGCATCAATCTTCTCATCGAGCCTATCGATACGCGCACTCATCGCGCGCTGGTCGGCCTTTATTTCCGCCAGTGCCGCATCCGTGCGAGCCGCCGCCGCCGCCAAGGCCGCGTCTGTGCGGGCTGCCGCCGCCGCCAAGGCCGCGTCTGTGCGGGCTGCTGCTGCGCTCAGTGCCGCGTCCGTGCGTGAGCCCGCTGCGGTGAGTAGCCCTGCGACTGCGGCGAGTAGCGCGAGCGCGGCACCCACTGCCCACATGATCATCCGATTCTCGGCTCCCTTTACATCGGCCTTGGTGGCCAGTGTGGGGGTAAGCGTCTGGCGGTGTGTTTCGAGCACCGCGACACGCTCCTCAATCGGCACGGTGCGCGGGTGCTCGGCGTTGTTTACCCGCGCAAATGGGGCTGGGGTGCTGCTTATTGCTTGGGCCATTGCGGCACTGTGTATATGCGCCGCACGGCCCTTCGCAACCCTTAACCGCGCTTGCGCCTAACCTATCATGGGAGCCCGAGGCCCACTCCCCCGCAGTGCCAGCGGCCAAGGCGAGCTTACGCTTATGGCGATGGATGGTAGCCCCATCACGCCACCGCCCCTGCCGCCCCTGCCCGAGCCCGCCCCGTGGCTTGGCGAGGTGGCCAAGGCGGAGTATGCCCGCGTAGCGGAAATGCTCGGCGAGCGGCTCACTAGTGCCGACTACGGGCTCCTATGCACCTACGCCCAAGCCTACGAAGAAATCGCCCTGCACAGTGCCCAGTTGCCCAAGGAGGGCTACTACTTCGCGGGTCAGCGCGGCGCAGTCGTAAACCCCCGCCTGCGCGCCCTAGAGACTGCCCGCAAGACCCTCATGGACTGCGCCACCGCCCTCGGGCTTACCCCCGCCAGTCGCAGCCGCATCGCCAGCATACGCCCCTCGGGCACCGTGGGGCCTGGCTCTGGCGCGCCCTCTATTGGTACGCTCCCCAACCTGCTTCTTGATGGTGAGTGGGGCAGTGGCCCTGGTCTCCAAATCGACAGTGCTTAAGTATCCCCTCCCCTCCTTCTCCCCTCTCTATGCGCATCGTAAAAGAAACGGACCGCTTCCTTAGCCCCAAGGAGCTCTCGCTTGCCTTCGAACGAGTCGGCGTGTGCACGCTTCCGCCAAAGTACTGCCGCCTGCTCGTGCGCGCCATCCGCGAGGACTGGGGGGTAGGCTCGGGTATCCTCCACGGCACGCACATCCGCCTCTCGGTCGCCTACGGCTGGCTCTTAACTCACCCCGACTGGCGGCCCCGCCGCCGCAAAAATGAGTCCGCACCGCGATAAGCCCCCTGCCTCTCCCACCAGGCGCCCCGCGAAACGCGCCCGCCGCGCGAAAGCCGCCCTGCCCGCATGGTATCTTAGCCCAGACGAGTTTGCCCTGCTTGCCGAGGGCGACCCCGCCCGCGCCTTTGCTCAAATGCTCCTAGATGCCCCCGCCGCGCACTGCCGCTGGGTGCATCTGGCCGTGCGCCGCCACTGCATGGATTTAAAGCACGCGGCCACTGCGCCCGATAAATTCCCCTATGTCTACGCGCCCGAGCTGGCGACTCGCCCCATCCGCTTCGCGGCCCAGTTTCGCATCTACAGCGGGGCCGACTACGGCAAGCCCCTCCGGCTACTGCCCTGGCAGCAATTCGTCGTCTCCCAAGTCTACGGCTGGCGCGTGCGCAAAGACCCACGTAAACGCCGCTACACCTACGCCTATATCGAAGTGCCCCGCAAAAACGGCAAGACCGGCATGCTCGCCCCCCTAGGCCTCTACCACCTATGCTTTACCCCCGCGCGCAGTGTCGCCCAACTCTACTCGGTCGCCACCAAGGAAGACCAAGCCAAGCTCGTCTGGAAAGACGCCATACGCCTCCTCAAGACCAACCCCCGCTGGGACGCCCTGTTCTGCGTGCGCACCCGCCACCTCGCCCACGGCCCCAGTGGCAGCGAGTGGGCCCCCCTAGGCTCTGACAGCCGCTCCCAAGACGGCCTGCGCCCCGATGTAGCCATAATGGATGAGCTGCACGCGTGGCGCGAACGCGAACTGTGGGACGTCATCAGTTCGGCGTTCGGCTCGGCCTTCTCTCCCCTGCTCTTCCAAATCACCACTGCGGGCACAGATATTTCCGGCATCTGCCGCGAGCAACAAGGCCGCGTGGTGGATGTGTTAAAAGCACTCGAGCGCGGCAAATACACAGGGCTAAAAGCCGACCAAGCCACCTATTTCGGCTGCGTCTGGACGCTCGATAAAACCGACAAATGGGACGACCCTAAAGCGTGGGCCAAGGCCAACCCCTCCCTAGGCACCGTAAAAAGCCTAGAGAACATGGAGCAACTAGCCGCCACGGCCAAGAAAAGCAGTGGCGCGCGCCGCGAGTTTTTACTCAAACACCTCAACCAGTGGCAAACCGGCGGCGATGAGCCCCGCTGGCTCGATCCCCTCCAGTGGGCAAAGGGCGGCCCCGCCTCGGCTCCGCCCCCCCCGCCGCGCGAGCTATGGGAGAGGCTGCGCGGGCTCAAAGTCTGGTGTGGGCTCGACCTAGCCAGCGTCGGCGATACCTCCAGCTTTTGCGCCATTGCTGAAGACCCGAAAGACCCGAAAAAACTCCTCGTCGCCTGGCAGTACTGGCTGCCCAGCGAGCAAATCGGCGCACGCAGCGAGAAAGACGCCCAGCCCTACGACCTATGGGCCGCCGAAGGCTACTTGACCCTGACTCAAGGCTCCGTGACCGACGTGGCCCAAGTCGAGCAGGACATCGTCCATACCCTGCGCGGCTACGAGCTAAGCTGCGCTAAATTCGCCTACGACCCCGGGCACGAGCAAGGCGTGGCCCAGCGACTCCAAGACACCCACGGCCTGCCCATGTTCCTATGCCCGCAAACCTACACTGCGCTCGGCCCCGCGACCGACGAGCTCGAACGCCTCGTAGTGGGCGAGCGGCTCGACCACGGCGGCAACCCTATGGCGGCGGCCCAAGCCAGTTGTGTCGTCGTGCGCACGGGCCCCTATGGCGGTCGTACTCCTGCCAAAGGCCGCAGTAAAGGCCGCATCGACGGCATCGCCGCGCTGGTAGATGCGCTCGCCGCGCGCAGTGCCGACCTCGACGAAGCCGCCCGCCCGCGCAACTTCGCCGTGTACTTCGACTAGGAGTGGGGCGGTGAGCGCGGCTCCCTCTGCTGCTTTGCCTATTTGGCTACGGCTATGGCTTCGGCCTTCTTTTTTGGCCGACCGCCGCGCTTACCGTATTGTGCGCCAAGCTTGCCGTTTTGCCGTGCGCTTTGCGCCTTCCTTACGCTTCGGACTGCCCCGCCTAGCCGCCCAAGATACGCCGCCGCCGCCCGCGCTGCGGGCTTACTCTTAACCAAGGGCTCGGGCAAGGCCTCCTCGTAACGCTCGGGCGGGCGAGACCCGGGCGGCGGCGGGTGCTCGCCCTCGCGCTCGCAGTCCGCCAAGATTTCGCCCAGCATCCAGCGCGTGGTAGACAGGGCCGCCTCGGCTGTCACCCCACCGAGGATGACCCCAGGCATTTCGAGCACCTGAGCGGTAAACTCGCCCGCCTCTACGTCGTAGCGCACGAGGATTTCATAAGCATCAACTGTGTGTGTCATTAGATAAAGCCCCTTAGTTTGAACTCTTCGCGCACCTGTTTGGCTTGGTAGCGCGGGATAAGCCCCTTGTTTATCTCGGTCAGTGTGAGCGAGCGGCGCATCGCAGACCCTTTGAGCCCGAAACAGAGATGACTGCCGCCCTCACTGCGTTTTTTGTAACCCAAATGCAGTAGCAGTGCCTTCACCTCCTTAAACCGATGTGTGGCATCGTAGGCTTTATCGGCGAGGCGCAGCAGCAGTTTGTCGCGTTGACTCATTGGGTTAATAAAAACCCCCAAGCGGTTCGCACTACAAGCCCCTTTCTTAAAAAAAAGCCGCCGCCCGCCCCAAGACCTTCGCCGTGTATTTCGACTAGGGCGGCGTGCCCTCTGTGGTAAGCCGCCCCCTCCCCCTTTTTTTCGCGGGCAAATTGGGCTCTTTTTTTAGTCGGGGCGCGCAGCCCTGTGCCCGTAGGCATAGCCCCCCTTTATGCCCCCCTCTCCCCGCCGCTCGCTCCTGTCTCGCCTCTTTGGGCGTAAGCCGCCCGGCCCGCCTGCGCCGCCTGTGCAGGCGCGCTCGCTCGGCTCCCTATCGCTGGCCGATCTGGCGGCTGCGGTAGGCGGGGGTAATGGCCCTGTCACCCCGCAAACGGCCCTAGGGCTACCCGCCGTCGCCTCCTGCGTGCGCTTGATTAGCGAGATGGTCGCGCGCTTGCCCATTAGCCTTTACCGCAAAGACCCCCGAGGCCCCGTAGCCTGCCCCGCCCACCCTGCCTACCAAGCTATTAATTTCCCTGGGGAGCTGCACACCGCCTTCGAGTTTCGCCGCCTAGTCATGCTCGGTACCCTCTTGGGCGGTAATGGCTATGCGCGCGTGCACCGCACGAGCGACGGCGACCCCCTAGAGCTTGAGTGGCTAAGCCCGCAGCGCGTGAAGGTCGAGCGGCTAAAAGGCATGCGCTTCCTCTCCTACCGCATTGAGGGCGAGGCAGGCGTATTTACCGCGCGCGACATCCTGCATATCCGCGCCCTATCGAGCGACGGCGTTCGGGGGCACTCGCCCATCACCCTCTTGCGCGAAAGCATCGGCACTGCCCTGTCTTTACGCGCGCGCGCCGCGCGCCTGCTCGATAAGTCCGCACAGTTTAACGGTGTGGTAAAGATGCCCCCCGAGGCCACCCCTGAGCAAGTGCAGCAAATGCGCGAGTTTTGGACCCGCCGGCACCAAGGCGCGGGCACCGAAGGCATCGTCCCCATCCTCCAAGGTGCCGAGTTTCAGTCCCTTGGCGGCATGAGTGCGGTTGACGCCGAGTTTTTAAAAAACCGCGTCTTCGAGCTCCAAGAAATCGCGCGCTTGTACGGGGTACCCGCCTTCCTGATAGGCGACACTGCGGCCACCACTTGGGGTAGCGGCATCGAGCAGCTCAACCTCGGCTTCATCCACTACTGCCTAGACCCCTGGCTAATCAATTTCGAGCAAGTCTTAAACACCACCCTGCTCACCCGCTCCGAAGCGGCGAGCGGCTACTTCTTTAGCTTCGATAGGGAAGAGCTCGGCACCCAGACACTGCCCTCGCAGTCCGCCTTTATCACCTCCATGCGCGCCTGCGGCGTCTTTAGTGCCAACGATGCGCGCGAATGGCTCGGCTACCGCCGCTTGAGCGGGCGGGGTATGGATGACTACCAGACTATCCCCGTAGGGGCCGGGCCCGCCCGCGCCAGCGAGGAGGATCGGCCCCCCTGCTCCCGAGCTCGGTGAGGACTAAGCGGCGGGGGGATTTTAGCGGGCTAAAGTGGGCTGCTTTTTCGGTCGAAAAGCCCTGCCTGCTCGCGCGCTACTGTGCGGCGAAGTTTTATGAAAACCGAGCCCCGGAGAATCCCCCAAGAGTACCGCTACCTCTCTGAAGCCCCCGAGCTGCGTAGTGCGAGCGGGGGGGCGCCCCACGGCGAAGGGCAGGCCGGCGAAGACGCGCGCACCGTGCGCGGCTACGCCGCCCTCTTTGAGTCGAAAAGCGAGAACTTGGGCTTTGGGGACTTTTACTTTTACGAGGTGATCGCACGCGGGGCCTTCGACCACCTCAGCTTTGAGGGCGTGGTCGCCCTGTTTAACCACGACCAAAACCTCCCCCTCGCGCGCTACGGCGCGGGCCTGTCGCTCGGGGTCGATGAGCGCGGCCTGTGGTACGAGTTTGCGCTGCCCGATACCACGACCGCCAGCGACCTGCGCGCCCTGTTAAAGGCGGGCATCATCTCTCAAAGCTCCTTTGCCTTCACTGTCGAGGATGACGGCCAAAGCTGGGAGGAGATTCGCAGCAATGACGGTAAGGTTATTACTACCACCCGCACCATTAAGAGAATCGGGGCCCTCTACGACGTCTCCCTAGTCACCCGCCCTGCCTATGCGGATACCAGTGTGGCCCTGCGCGCCCTCCACGCGCACCGCGCCGAGCACGGCCAGCAAAAGCTCCCCTTAAGCCCCCCCGTGTCAGCGCGGGCACTGAGTGCCGAGGTCTACGCCCTTACCGGGCTCGCACTGCCTGCATTGCCCCCTCGCGCCTGATTTCCCCCCATCCCTCTCTCCTGCTAACCCGAAAAAAAACCCTCCCTTATGAGTATAAGTGTGAAGTCCAGTAGCCTCATCCGTGATTTAAGCGAACGCGCCGACAAACTGCGCAAAGAAGTCCGCGACCTCGATTCCTCGACCGCCGAAGGCCAAGGAAAAATCAAAGCCATATCCGACGAGCTCGCGCAAATCGGCGACCAAATCTTAGCCGAAAGCCGCCGCTTGGCCGCCCTGTCTGCCGAACAGCCCGATACCCCAAGCGAAGGCGAGGCGCGCGACCTCTCGCGCTTCGACTACGCGAAGGTCTTGCGCAGTCTGGTACTTGGCGGCGGGCTCGATGGCCTCGAACGCGAGCTTGCCCAAGAAGGCGAGCGCGAGCTGCGCAGTGCGGGCCTGCCCACCGGCGGCGGCGTCATGCTCCCGCGCCTGCTCGTGCGCGCCTGCCCACGCAGGCGCATCGAGCAGCGCGCACGAGTCGCGGGCGATGCGGCCAAAGGCGGGGCCCTCGTGCGCGAGGACTGGGAGGTAGGGCTCTTGGACGACTTCTTCGATGCCAGTGTCCTTGTGCGCGCCGGGGCGACCGTCCTAGAAGGCCTTGAGGGCAACCTGCCCCTGCCCCGCATCCATAGCGATGCGGTGGCCATCGGCTGGGTTGGCGAGACCGCAGCGGCTAAGAAACAAAGCCCCACCTTCGCCGCGCCCATCCTTAGCCCTAAACGCCAAGCCGCCTATATCGACATCTCCGAGCAACTGCTTATGCAGACCGGCGAGGTCGTCAAAGCGGCCCTGCGCGGTAACCTCACCGCCAAGCTCGGCAGCGAGGTTGAGAAGGCCTACTTCCACGGCACCGGCTCGGGCCAACCCACTGGCATCCTTACCACTGCTGGCATAGGCAGTGTGGCCGCTGGGGCGGTCTCGCTAAAAATGCTCGTAGACTTGGAGAGTGCCGTAGACTCCGCCAACGCCCTCTCGGGCCGCCTCGGCTACTTTAGTAACGGCGCGGTGCGCGGCGCACTAAAGCAGACCCAAGTCGCCACCGGCACAGACAGCCGCCGCCTCCTCGAGGGCAACGCCGGTGAGGTAAACGGCTACGCCGCGCACTTTACCAACGCCATCTCGCGCAGCCTAGGCAGCGGCGGCGACAAGTCCGCCCTACTCTTTGGCAACGCCGCCGACTACTTTATAGGCAACTGGGGCGGCCTACGCCTCGACCTAGAGCGCGGGCGCGAAAACGCCATCAATGGCCTCTACACCATCGTGGCCAACGTCTACTGCGACGGCGCGCTCGCCCGTCCCGAATCCTTTGCGGCCTGCACCGAAGTAAAGGCCGCATGATAGAAAGAAAAATTGGTCAGTTGTTGTTGTTGTTGGGGAAATGAAAGAACACTCCCGCGAAGGCTCCCTGTTAATAGGCGGCCTTCGCGGGGCACGTAATAGGTGGGCGGGAGTGTACCCGCTCATCTCGCCCTCGAAACCCAGCTACGCCGATTACCTGCCGCGTAGCTGGGAAAACTCACTTAGCCTGCCGCGCCCCCTGCCTTATGAGTGCCGAAGAGAAAATCACCCTCATTGCCCTGCGCAATATCCTTGTAAACGGCGACCACGTCGCCGCCCTCACCGAATTTAAGGTCGAGCCACGCACTGCCCAGCAATTGCTCGCGCGGCGCGTGGCCGCCGTGCTCAAGCCTAGAGGCCTCGCGCGCGCAAAAGTCGAGACGGCCGTAGCCGCGCCCCTCGTGGCCGAAGTGGCAACCAGTGCGCGAGCCTCGCCGAGGCGCGGTGCAGTAATCGCGCCGCCTAAGTCTCCTAGGCGAAAGGCCGCGCAGTGATTTTAGAACTCCTCGAATCTGTCGCTCCCGAGCCCATTTCGCTGGAAGAAGCCCTCGCGCACCTGCGCCTCGGCACCGCCGAGGACGCGGTGCAAGTGCAGGGCCTCATCCGCGCGGCGCGCGAGCACATCGAGGCGCGCACCGGCCAAGAAATCGCGCAGAAAAAGTACCGCTTGAGCCTCCCGCACTGGCTGCCCGAGGAGCATACCCAGCTCCCCAAGCCCCCGTTGCAAAGCGTCCAAGAAATCCGCTTCGTGCCCCAGTCCTATAAAGGGCCGCTACCGCCCACTACCTACTTGCACTTACAGGCCAGCGAGTGGCGCGTGGAGCCCTACGGCCCACACGGGGAAAACCGCCTCTGGACGGCCCCACATCAAATCCTGCCACCGCTCTTTCCCGACAAGAAAGCGGTGCAAATCGACTTTACCTGTGGCTACGAGCCCGAGCGCATCCCGGGCGGCCTACGCATCGCTATGCTGATGCTCCTGCGCGACCTCTACGACCAAGTCACCGAGCCCAACGCCGCTCTCGAAAGTCTCATCCTCAGCCACCGCAACTCGGGCTTCGCCGCGTAACTACGATGCAAGTGCCGCTCCCACACGCCAGTTTCCCTGCTGGCGACTCGATCCCCTTCACCGTCACGCTGCTCACCGACGAGCAGGGCCGGCCTTGGGGCACGCCTCACGGAGGCGTGCCCTTGCCCGCCGCCACGCTTACCCTTGGCCACTTGGCCACCGCCACGCTTCGCTTTGTGGATAGCCCCACCGCCGCCCTGCGCTTCTACGCGGTGCAAGCGCAAGGCGGCGGCTATGCCACTCCCAGACAGGAGGCCCTAGTCTCGGGCACGCTTGTGGCCCTGCGCGAGAGCCAGGTGCAAGCGCAAGGCAGGACGGTTCTTGTGCCCGCGCTGCACGGCAGTAAAGGGCCCGTGCCTGCCGTGGCCGTAGGGGAAGGTTGCCGAATCTCGCTTGACCAAGGCCGCCTCGTCACCTCCGGCCCCGTGCGCCTCGACGACGGCGTGAACGTCTTCCGCCACCACTCCCAGACCAATATCCAACTGCACGGCAGCCCCCTCATCGTGTCCACCAAGGCGGTGCTACGGCTAAGCGATTGGGCCCCGTCAGCAATAAACTACGTCCACGTCTACACGTACGGCCTCTTGCGCCCCGCCGCCCAGGGCGACGAGTAAGCGCACGCCCCCTGCCGCCATGCTCAGCCCGCCCCCTACTGCTTACTCGGGCCTGCGCTGCGCTCGCAGCTCGGCCATGATGGCCTCGAACTTCGCATCGAGCCTGTCGAAGCGGGCGTCTACCTTCGCATCGAGCCTGTCCATGCGCTCTTCGAGCCTATCGATACGCGCATCGAGCTTGGCGACGCTTTGCTCTAGCTTCGCGTCGAGCTTGGCGATGCTTTGCTCTAGCTTCGCGTCGAGCTTGGCGACGCTGGCATCTATCTTCCCATCGAGCCGGTCGATGCGCGCGGTATTGCCGATAAACATCGCCGCAAAGGCCGCAAATAGGGCTATCGCCGCGCCTGTCCCCCACTTGAGTATCTCGCTGCGTAAGTCGCTAATGTCCGCCTTGGTGGCGAGCTGCTGGGCGTGCGTTTCGAGGACAGCGACCCGCTCCTCAAGCGGCACAGGGCGAGTGTTCGCGCGTGAGCTTCGGCGTGAGTGCGAGTGGGCAAGGGGGCTTGTCGGCAGTGTCGCGGCTTGGGGCATGGCGCACACACTCCACGCCGCGCCCTGCCTTCGCAACCCCTTTTCGCCCGCCTAATCCCCCTGCCCGACGATGCACCCGATACACCACAACGCCTCATTTTGCCCTAGGGTGGGACATTGCATGTCCCACCCCCTATGCCCCCGCCCATTGAGACGCTTTTTAGCCCCTCGGTGGCGGCGGCTTGTGTGGGCGTGTTTGCTGATGAGTTGCGCCATTTTGTGGCTTTGCACCGGCTGCACGAGCGGTGCGGGGTCTACACGTGGGAGCCGCGCCCTGCCGACCGTCCTAGTCGCCCCCGAGAGCGAGGCCGCTCGCGCGCGCGAAAGCGCGGTGAGCGCACACGTCCAACAAGCACTTGACGACAATTCTAATGCCCCCGAGTCACTGCCCAAACAGGCCGTGGCCGCACACTTAACCGCCGCCTCTCATGCCCTACCAAGCCCCACGCCAGAAGATTTTCAAAAAGCCGCCGCACTCTCCGAAGCGGTCTATTCTGGCGATGCGGCCCGAGCGCAGACCGCAGGCGTGGAAGCGCGTGCGCGTATCGCGAAACTTACGGCGGAGCACGCAAGAGAACGCGAAGCCCGCGCCCTCGACCTGCAACGCACCATTTCAAACTTTAACGCCGAGCTAAAGGCCGCGCAACACGAGGCCAACCGCCAAGCCCAGCTTCGCATCACTCAACTCTTCGCGCTCCTCGGCGCAGTCGTTTCCGGGCTAGGCCTAGTCAGTGCCGTCACCGGCTGGAGTAGGGTAGGGCTTTCCCTGATACCGGCAGGAGTCGCCCTCGGCGGCTCGGGGCTGCTCTGGGGCAAACCGTGGTTTCTCTACACCGTCGGCGGCTCGCTCGCCCTGTGCTGCGTAGCGGTGGGCATCCTCTGGGCCGTGCAAGTCTCACGCAATCGCAAGGAGGCCCTATGACGCCCGCGCTACAGCCGCCGCCAAACAATAGAACCGGTCTGCGACCGTGGGCCGTGCAAGTCTCACGCTCGAAAAAGCAAATCCTCTAATGAACATAGCCAACAACACCCTCACTTATTTAAAGGGGCATCCGGTGACCTGCGGCTTCCTCGGCATGTTCTCTGGCACCCTCGGCGTGTGGTTGGCTGAAAACGCACACGTCATCGCAAGCTGGAGCGCGAGCCTGCTCTCCATCGGCTCATTCATCGTCATCTCGCCCAAGGTCATCGCCCAGCTTCGCGAATACCGAAAAACAATCCGCCACTATCGCCGCCGACTGTGGGCCTGCTTCCTGCGCACCTACCGCCAGCGCAAACGCAGAAAGGAGCCGCACAAGTGACCTACGCGGCCTTTAACTCACGGGCGGCCTTGCGCGGGCGACCGCCCAAGCGACCATTGCGCCGCACAGCGGCCGCCTTCGCGGGGCTCTTCGACTTGCCCCCTAGGCGACCGAGAGCCGCCGCAGCTTGGGTCACTGCTGCCGCCTGCGCGCGTTTGGGCAGCGGCACAGGGCGGCCCTTTTCGTGGGCGATTTCTAAGCAGCCTTCGAGCACCTCGCGCAGTAGCTGCGCGGCCTGCGCGGGCGTGTGCCCATCGGCCTTTAAGTGCGGCCACTCGACCACCTGCGCCATAAAGCGGCCCCCATTATCCACCGCATCAGGGTCAAACCAGATGCGAAACTCGTAGTCATTTGCGTTAATAGCCATGTCCTTGAAGCTCCTTTCTCAAATCTCTGACTTGGTAGTCCTTAGCCTTCCCGCCCTCGGGCTGCACAGGCATCGGCTCCCAGCCGTCTTGGCTATACCACCTATGGCTCCCGCGAACCCTGTCCAAGGTGTAGCCTACGTGGCCGAGCAGGGTGCAAAACGCCTTAAAATCAATGCTCCTGTCCGCTCTGCCGCTGAGCACCTTTTCTAAAGTCGTTTTCCAATTGGCCATGCCTTAACTAAAAACCTAAACGCTTTCTTTTAGCAAGCCCTAATCCCCCTTTTTTTTTCACAAAAACCCCCTGCCATGCCGACTAAGCCCCCGCCGATTATCCCCGACACTGTTGCACGGTATCACCCGCCGCTTGAGGCCGCGCAAGTGACACGCGGGCCTACTGGCTCGCCCGTGCGCAAGTTCGGCGCGCCGGTGCAAATCTGGGTGGGCGAGCTTACCGGCTTCACGTCGATGAGTGAGAGCACCACCGGCGGCGCACACCGCGCCCAATTTACCTCGCGCTTTATCACTCGCTGGCGGCCCGACTTTCTACCGAACGGTCGGCTGGAAGTCGCAGGCCGAAACTACGAACTCACCGGCATCACCCCCGCGCCCAACACCGCGAGGCGCACGTATCTGCACCTGCATGCGCTGGCTGTCCGATAAGCCGACGACGAGTGCCCAACGAGGCACTCGCCATAATGGCAGAGGCCACCGGCCTCATGCGGCGACTAGCTCACGAGCCTTCTTGGGCCGACCGCCGAGTCGGCCATTGCGCCGCACGGCGGCTAGCTTTGCGGGGCTCTTCGACTTACCGCCGAGCCGACCGAATGCCGCTGCCGCAAGGGCCACTCCCTTCACCGGCGGCGGGATCGGATTTCCTACGCGTAGGTTTGACTCGATTGATAGCTCCAGAATCTCGCGACACATAGCGGCAGCCTCGGCGGGCGTTTGCCCATCGCCTTGGACGTGCTCCCAGCCGATCACCTCGGCGAGGAAGGCACCGCCCGAATTGAGTGCCTCGGGATCGTAGTAAGTGCGAAACTCGTAGTCGTTTAAGTTAATAGCCATGATTAATAAGCTCCTTTTTGAATTGCCGGACTTGGTAAGGCTTCGCCTTGCCGTTCTCTGGTTGGAGGTGCATCGACTCCCAGCCGTCTTGCTCGTAAGTGTCGTGACTGCCCTTGGTGCGTGTGTAAGAGTAGCCTACGCCTTTAACCGCGCCCTCGAAATCTGCAAAGTCGAGGTTTTGGAAGCGGGTTTCGGCGAGGATCTTCGCGACGGTCTTTTTCCAGCGGGCCATGCACATACCAGAAACCTAACGGCTTTCATTTATCAAGCCTCAATTCCACTTTTTTCTAAAAAAAAACACCCGCGCTCGCCCATGAATGCTCGCACTCGCCTTGCCCTGATTACTCGGCTTTCCCAGCACCCGCTTTTGGGTGCCGATGACGTGTCGCTGTGGTTTGGCCACGCGCCCGATGAAGCTGCGCCGCCCGTGGTGCTACTCACCCTCGATAACGGCAAGCGGCTACTCAGCCACTCCGGCCCTGTCGGCCTCGCCGAGGCAGACTTCTCTGTAGACGTGTGGGCCGCCGACGATGAGACTGCGATTGCCCTGCGCGCGGCGGCCATTGAGCAGTTAAACGGCTTCTCGGGCGAGGTACAGGTAGCGGATAGTAGCGGTAAAAAGGCCCCCGCTGTGATCACCTACTGCGGCCACCGGTCCAGTAGCGAGGGCTACGACGCTGCGGCCAACCTAGCGCACGCCCACGCCCGCTTCTCCTTGGGGTATAGGGCCTAGGCGGGGGCGGCTCGGCCTTGAGGCGGCCTAGGCCCAGATCGTGGGCTAAAGTGGGTTAAGTTTGGGGTAGGTCGCTGCCGCGCTCGTGGGCTTTGAGTAGGGGCCTATGGCCTATGGACACACTTACGGGCTTAAGCTCGAAATCTACGACACGGCGGCCACGCCGCCTGCTTACATCGTGGTAGGCGGCGTGCAGTCGATCACCCCGCCTTCTATTAGCGCGGGCGACCCTATCGAGGTCACTAACCACACCAGCCCTGGGGGCTTTCGCGAGCACATCCATAGCCCCCTCTACGAGCTCACCGAAGTCACGGGTAATATGTACACCGACATTGCGGATGCGGGGCAAAACCTCTTGCGCGCAAGCGTGGGCTCTACGCAACGCTTCAAGGTCACACTGCCTAGCCGCCCGGGCCAAGATGTCGAGTTTAACGCAGTGGTCTCCACGATCACTAATGGCACCTTCGAGATGGAGAGTGTCGATAACCAAGACTTCACCCTCAAGCCCACCGGCCAACCCATTTGAACATGAGTACTGAAGGCGTGACACTCACTCTCTCGGGCCGAGAGTATCGGCTGCGCTGGGATTATGCGGCGATTTTTCGGCTTATCGAAGCGGGCCGAGAGGCCGCTCTTGAGGAGCTGCAAACGAAGAAGGCGTTTAAGGCTGCAATCGAGCTGCTGTGGGCGATGCTCGATTGTGAGGATGCCGCCTTGGCCCTGCCCGCTGACACGCCCCAAGCACTGGCTCGCGCGGTCAGTGTCGAGGGCTTAAGTACTGAGCAAATAATCGCGCTTTTGGGCGCGGCCTTGGCCGAAGGCCAGGGCCGCCACGACGCAAAAAAAAACGCCGCTACGAACACCTCGCTTTCGCCCGGGTCGAGCTCGGGCTAATGCTCCCCGACAAGGACTTGCTCGCTATGCCCCCTGCCGAGTGGGAGGCGCACATCGCCGCGCACCAGAAAAAGGAGGCCAGGGCGCGGGCCTGGGAAGCTCGGCTGCACGGGCTGCGCCACAAAAGCGGGCGCGCGCTTACCGCCGAGGACTTCCTGACAAAGCCGCTGCGCGGTGTAGGCGCGCGCGATGCCGAGGCCGTCTTCGGTGCTTTCCAAGCGGCCTTCGCCCCCCTGAAAAACTCAGCTAATAACCCCTTGTGTCATGTATCTTGACTACAATTTTGAGGCCGCACAGCGGCTTGTCGATGGGCTTGAGGCGGGCTTGAAAGGCCCCCTGCTCCAACGCTGTGTAAACAAGGCCGCACGGCCCCTAGTGAAGGCCGCCAAAGCCCAAGCGCGCCAAGTCTCTAAGACCTATGCGAAGTATGTGGACGTGCGCCGCCGCAAGGCCAAGGGTGCACGCGCCAAAGGCGGCGCATGGGTAGGTATCGGCGTGAGGGCTACTGATGTGCAGGAGTCCATGCCCACCATGTGGGGCGGGGGCAAGGTGCGCCGCCCGCGCCCGTACTCGCCCCATAAACTCACGCACCTGCTTGAGCACGGCTTCCAGCAAAGCCCTATAGTGAAGAATGCTAAGGGTGGCGTAGTCGCGGGCTTCGGCCATAGGGTCGCGCCTCGGCCCCTGTTTAAATCGGTCGCGCGGCAGGATGTCTCGCGGCTGCGTAAAGACCTGTATAACGCCGTCTATGACGAGGTACAGCGCATTAATAAACGTGCACAGGCTAAGGCTGCTGCACGCTAAAAATGCCACCGCCTAATTAACCAATACAGCCCTGCGCACAAGGCCCCTAGGCCGAGCACCGCCAAGAGCTGGCCCTTAAACAAGAGCAAGACGCCGAAGAGCACCGCCCCAATCAAGAGTGCGATTAGTAGCACCCGCGTCACTGCGATGAAACAGCCCGCTGCCCCCTCGATTAGCCCAAATAGCCCCGCCTCGCGCGAGAAGGGCGCAGGCCGCGCCTCGTCGTCTTCGGGCACGGCGGCCTGTGCGGCCCCGAGGTCTCGGGGGGGGGTGCTGCGCTCCTTGGCGCGCGCTTGGGCCCATTGCTCGTAGCTACTCATAACCGCAGCGCAGCCCTACAGCACTCTTTCCACTATGGCCAAGGCAAAAATCCAAAGCGAAATCAACATCACCGCCAAGGCGAAGTATTCGCAGCTTGGTAAGTTTAACCAGAGCCTGCGCCAGACGGAGAGCTCGCTTAAAAAATTCCAAATCGGCCTGCATGCCGTGCCCAAGCTGCTAGAGACAGTGGGCCGCGCGCTAAAAGCCGCCGCGCAGGCCTCTATGGAGTTTGGCAGCCAGATAAAGGACTTGGCCGCGCAGACGGGGCTAGGCACCGAGCAAGTGCAAGTGCTAGGCCGCGTGGCCGCGCAAAACGGCTCCTCTATCGAAGAGATGGGCCGTGCGCTCATCAAGCTGACTAAGAGCAGCGAAGAGGCCGCGCTGGGTAATAAGGCCCTCGCCGAGCGATTCGCCCGCCTCGGCATCGATGTAAACAAGCTCAAGACGCTCGCCCCCGAAAAGCAAATGGAGCGACTGGGGCTGGCGGTAAACGCCGCCAAGGACAAGCAAGCGGCCCTAGTCGATGTCATGGCCCTAATCGGCCAAGACGCCGGGCCGAAGCTCATGGAGAGCTTAAAAAAACTCGGCACGCAAGGCTACGACACCCTCGCTAAAAAGGCCCAAGCGGGCGGCGAGGTCTTGAGCGGCTCGGCCATCGAATCGCTCGACCGCGCGGGCCAAGCCTTTAAAGACCTAGGCCACTGGTTTAAGGTCATGACCGGCGAGATCGCGGGCGCGGCCTTTGCGGTCAAAGATGCCCTCAGTGAGGCAGTCCTAGGCCCCAAGACCCAAACCCTCTTTCAAGTCATCCAAGAGCACGGCAAAGCCTCCTACGAGGCCGCCGAAGCCTACATGCGCCTGGCCCAAGAACGCTTCGCAGAAGGCGACCGCGCGCTCGCCGATAGATTCCTCGCCGAGGCTGAGCAGTGGGCCAGCAAAGTGCGCACGGCCCTAGAGCAAGTCGAGCAAGTCGAGCGCATCAAAACGGCGACCCTGCAAGACATAGCCGAGGTCAACGCCGCCACTTTCGACATTTTAAAGGGCAGCCCCGAAAAGGCACGCGCCTTCCTCGCGGGCTTGGATGCGGTGCGCGAGCAGTGGGCAATCGTGCGCGCCGCCGAAAAGGAGGCCGAGAAAGTCGCGGGGCAGGGCCGCCTCGGCGCGCTACTTACCGCCGATGCGCAGGCCGTAGGCGCGGCGGCCAAACAGTGGGGTGAGGCGACTAAGGCGCAGGAGGCTGAGCTTGTGGCCCTGCGCGCGGGCGTGGTCGCTGGGCTTAAGCAGGTGGATGACGAAGTCGCCCAAGCGCGCGATAAGCTCCTAGGCACAATCGGCTCTATTGAGTGGTCGCGGCTCACTGAGGGCGAGCAACTCATGGCCAAGACTGAGCAGGTGCAGGCGCAGCTCGACGCCCTCTACCAAGCCGGTGTCCTCGGGGCCGAAGCGCACGCACGCGCCCAAGCAACCCTCAATGAAGAGTTGGCGCGCAGCTCGGCCCTCATCGCCGAAGAGCAAGCCCAAGCCGCTCTCCTACAGGCACAGGCCGCCGAAGCCCTCAAGCAGGCGCAAGACCAAGCGGCCTTCGGGGCACTCGAACAGGGGGTCCAAAACCTAATCGGCGAGTTCGAACGGCTCGACGGGGTCATTGAGGCCCAACTATCCAGTACGATTAAGGACTTTGTCGAGACCGGCACTGCCGACATGAAAAAGCTCGGCCAATCAATCCTTAACGAAGTCATTCAAGCCATGCTCAAAGCCCTCGTTTTGAAGCCCCTGTTAACTGGCCTTGGCGGCATGTTTGGCGGGGCCGCTGGCGGCTTCTTTAGCGGGCTCTCCGGCGCGATGGGGCTACCCAGTCTCCCGGGCCGCGCCAGCGGCGGCCCCGTCACGGGCAAACGCGCCTACCTAGTCGGCGAGCGCGGGCCCGAGCTATTCGTCCCCCCGCACAGCGGCACCATTATCGACGCAAATAAGACTGCGGCCACGCTGGCGGGCGACACCGCTACGGGGGGCGACCGTGGCCCGCAAAATGTTTATCAAATCGACGCGCGCGGGGCCGATGCCGGAGCTGTCCAGCGGCTCGAAACTGCGCTCATGCGCTTGGCCGGGCCGGGCGTCGTGGAGCGGCGCGCACGCGCCAGCGAGGCCGACCGCACGCGCAGAGGCTAGGGCCTCTATCGCGGCATGCTGTGGTGGCGATCTCCCACTTGGCGCGTGGTACCTGTGGGCCGCCCGTCCTTGTCATAGTGTAAGAGCCTGTCGCCTACTTGGCGCGTGGTGCCTGTGGGCCGCCCGTCCTTGTCATAGTGTAAGAGCCTGTCGCCTACTTGGCGCGTGGTGCCTGCGGGCCGCCCGTCCTTGTCATAGTGTAAGAGCCTGTCGCCCACTTGGCGCGTGGTGCCTGCGGGCCGCCCGTCCTTGTCATAGTGTAAGAGCCTGTCGCCCACTTGGCGCGTGGTGCCCTGCAGGGTGCCACGCTCTGCGGGCTTGGGCGTAGCCCTAGGCGACTGGCTCTTTGGCGCGTAGAGCGCACAGCCGCTCAATAACAGGGTGGTGAGGGCGACAAGGGCGAGTGGGGGTAGGCTCATGGCGGCGGGCGGGGGCTTCGAGCTCAAGACGCTGGGGTAGGCCCCTGCGTTACGCCTCGTCTCACTTAAGCCCGAGTGGGCCGCGGCGGGCTGGCGCGCCGGTCGTCCAAGAGCTCCAAAATCTCGTAATCGGCCTTCAGCCCCTCCTTGCCAAGTTGCTGCGTGCGCCCGGTTTGCGCGAGTCTTTGGCCCCCCTGCCTTTTGCGCCGCCGCGTTGCGGGGCAAAGTGGGCTCTCTTGAGACGGGCACAGGGCTGCTTGGGCGCACTAGCGTGGGTGCTCGATGGCTATTGTTACCCTGCCTGCTGCGCTGCCGATCTCGGCTATTGAATTGCGACCGCACTCGGTCGTCGGCGTCTCGCGCTCACCCTTTACCGGGCACTCGCAAATCTACCGCTGGCCCGGCCAGTGGTGGGAGGCCACTGTCACGCTGCCGCCCCTGCCTTGGGAGCAGGCCAAGCAGTGGGCAGCCTTTCTCACATCGCTCAATGGGCCCGAAACC